AGGTCCCACGATATGAACCCTATTAGCAAAATAACTACCAATATGATGATAGGTAGGTAGTTCAATAATTTTTTTATATGTAATGAGCGTTCTATTGGTGCAGTCGGACTCGCTGGTGCCGACGCGGGATTCATATTTTTTGTAATATTATAATGATAACGACACCCAGTTATACCCAGTTATAATTATAAGATATATTAATGCGGCCTTCGCATCGCGTTTCTACAAGAACGACATTGCTGTCTTTTTTCCATGGCAATCCCGGCACAAAGCGACTAAATTATCCACGTGGTTTGAACCGCCGTGTTCTAAAGCAATGACATGGTCTACTTCAAACCACGCGGGCAATTGACGCTGACAGTCACCGCATTTCCAACCCTGCTGTGCTGCGACATACTTCTTCTTGGTTTCACTGACACTGCGCTTGCTAGAATTCTTGCCGGAGTTCAATATGCGGCGTTCAGCGGGGGTTCCGCCCGGGGTTCCGCCCCCCAACGACGGCTGTGCTATATTCGGCGCGGTTCTTACCCCCATCGCGCTACTCATTGCACGGCCAATCGCACTGCCACTCGCTCCGCTCGTTTGACCGCCACTCGCACCGCTCGTTTGACCGCCACTCGCACCGCCGTCGTTCGGGGACGGACCCCCGGTCATATCAAAAAACGGTGTTATCATATCCGCGGTCCCCTTGCTTATCGGCATATACTTTATAATATCATTAGCGTGATACATCAACTGCCTAGAGTTATCCGGATTACGACGCAAAAACAAGAAGAGCGAGAGACCCGCGAACGCAAACATTGCCATCTTCATCCACTTTTGATTGCTCTGAAACATTTTCATTAGGCGTCCATCATAGTATGTGTTTACAATAAGGACTGCTGCGACAAGAAATACGATATACTCGGCTTTTACCATTGTATGTGTATGTGCGGTTATATATAGCAGCGAATAATATCATCGGCATATTCGGTTTCACCGATTATGGTAATAATACGCCGCATATCCCAACCCCGCCACCACCAATAAATACACGAGTTTCTCGCGGTATTTCAGCTCCTCCAAGATTTGTATGGGTTTCGGGCGATAGTGTAAGTAGTATCTCTCAAGCGCCTCGTGTAGCGTCATCTCGTCCTTCATCAGGAGCACATTATACCGATTATGGATGAAATGGACCCACTTAATAAACGAATCGCGGCTATCTAAATAAGGCGTCACCGGGTATTTATCCAACATCCGCGCAAACTCCGACGACATTTCGGGGTCCGGAATCAGCATCGGAAAGTTCTGGATGAAGTCGTAGTATTTTTTACGCGTGACATCGTTCACGTGGTCAGGATAATTCACGGCGGTGGTCATCAATACGAACCAATAATGTGGTCCCCATATCTTCGCGTCTAGTTTTAGCATTACTGCGTGTGTGTGTGTGTGCCTACAATGAAATGACATAAAAACAATAACAGAATTACGATAAGCGTAATTACGATAAGCGAATTTGTAATGGAACAAGAGGCCGAATCCATTGTAAAAGTAAATAATCCTAAATCCGCATTATCGTATTTGGAAATAAGTCAATTACGAAATCATAAATACGCGTCGGCCGCATCAGAAGCATCACCGGCGTCCGCGGCAGTGTCAGCGGACAAATATTTCTGTAATAACTGTAATCGGACCAATCACGTGTATAATAATTGTCGCGCGCCCATAACAAGTATCGGGGTCATCGCATTCCGTTGCGGCCATACTGGACCCGAGTTCCTTATGATACGCCGCCGTGACTCATTTGGGTTCGTGGATTTCATTCGCGGCAAATATTCGCTCAACGATGAAGCGTATATCCAGCGCATCATTGATGAAATGACGATGACCGAGAAGGCGAACTTGATGCGTCTTACATTTGAACAGTTATGGCGTCTGTTATGGGGCGAGTATACGCGCGGGAGCCAGTATAAAAACGAAGAGCAGGTGTCATATGAGAAGTATCGGCAAGTGCTTGGGGGGATACGCACGAAGGATGGTCGCGTGAAAAACCTCCAGCAGTTCATAGACGAATCTACGAAGCGATGGACTGAAACAGAGTGGGGGTTTCCGAAAGGCCGCCGGAACTACAATGAGAAGGACTTGCCGTGTGCGCTGAGAGAATGCCTAGAAGAGACGGGATACGACATAACCGCGGATAACGTTATACAGAATATCGCGCCTTTTGAAGAGATATTTATGGGGTCGGATATGAAATGCTATAAACAGAAGTATTTCCTCGCAATGGTGGATTTAGATAAGAAGCCGAAAAAGGCGCACGATATTATGGAGGTAGGCCTTATGAAATGGATGCCGTTTGACGAGTGTATCAAGGCAATCCGACCTTACAATTTAGAAAAGGTCGGGATTGTTCGTAAAATCAATAACATATTGTCCCGCTATAGAATATTTTGATATCGTTCCCTTTTATTTCGCGTAGATATATAAAGGAACACGGGGTATTATAATACATACCTAAAGAAGTAGAAAATGTCCGAAGAACAAGAACAAGAAAATATACCGATGGAATTGTCGGTGGCGTCGGTCGCTACAGCCGCACTCGCGGTGGTGCCAGGGCCAGTGGAGCCAGCAGCACGCCGAAGTATTAAACCGAAGGCGAAGGCGAAGGCGAAGGCGGGTTCTGAGGCTGTCGCCGTTGTTGCGACCTCCCCCAGAGATACTATCGTAAAAATGAAACGCGACATAGATGAAGGTCGCAGACGCTTGTCGCCCGAAGAAATCAACAATCCATTTAGTAAGGAGTTCAATAAGCTTCTTTTAAAAAAAGAACTGCTGGAACGAGAGATGACGATACACGACATCGGAGTATTACCGGACGAGCGTGCCGAGGGAGGTCATCACGACATCGGAGTATTACCGGACGACATCGGAGTATTACCGGACGAGCGTGCCGAGGGAGGTCATCACGACATCGGAGGTCTTTACCCCACCCTAAACGACCCCAATTTTAATACCAAAATAGCCCTTCGGAAAGAGTTCTTTGACACCAAGATGGACGTGGACAATACAAAAAGCGTGGAAGAGGAGGCAGAGATTCTCTGTAACGCGCAGATAGAACTCGCGCCTAACCAGCAATTCGTCCGGAATTTTCTCTCGGTAGAGACCCCGTATAATAGCTTGTTGTTATACCACGGACTCGGAACGGGGAAGACATGCTCGGCCATTAGCGTGGCGGAGGAGATGCGTGATTATATGAAACAAATGGGGATTACCCAGCAAATCATCGTGATTGCGTCGCCGAACGTCCAGGAGAATTTCCGGCTACAGCTCTTTGATGAACGCGAACTCCGAGAGATTGAGCCTGGAGTGTGGAATATTCGCGCGTGTACGGGGAATAAATTCATCAAAGAAATAAACCCGATGAATATGAAGGGGCTTACGCGTGACAATATCATTAAACAAATCAGGCGCCTGATTTCGTCGCATTATTCGTTTTTCGGGTATAATGAATTCGCGAATTATGCGCGGACGCACGCATCAAGTGTCGGAATTTCACAAGATGAAGCGGTTATACAAGAAGTGAGGCGCAAAGGGGCGGCGTCGGGTGCGGCGTCAGTCGCGAAAAAAGGCCGTAAATCGGCCGCGGAAATTGCCAAAGTAGCCGAAATGGAGACTCTTGCGATTGAAACGCTGTCCGTCGCGAAGTTGCGTAAATTATTCGCAAACACACTGATTATTATTGACGAGGTTCATAATATTCGTATCACCGACGATAACCGCGATAAACGCGTGGCGAAGATACTCTTCCAAATCGTCCAGAAGGTCGCGAATGTGCGCCTGCTTCTTCTCTCTGGAACACCAATGTATAACAGTTATAAGGAAATCGTGTGGCTGATAAACCTGATGAACCTAAATGACCGCCGCGCCACCATTGACATCGCGGATGTGTTTGATGACCGGGGGAATTTTCGTGTTGACGCAGAGGGCCGAGAGATTGGCAAGGATTTACTTGTTCGGAAGGCGACGGGGTATGTTTCATTTGTTCGTGGTGAGAACCCGTATACATTTCCTTATCGGATATTTCCGAGAGAACATTCACCAGAGCATTCGCTTCTGGTACGAGTCGCGGGAGCGTCAGCGGGAGCAGCCGGAGCCGCGGGAGCAGCGGGATACCCACGAACACAATTAAATGGTCGCCATATTGACCAACCCATAGAGCATATTGATGTATATATGATTCAAGCAGGCGATATCCAAGAAGCGGCCTATCGGTTTATTATTAATGATATGAAGGCAATGTATATTTATAAGAAGAGCGCGATGGTGCGCCGAAAGAAGGCCGCGGCGGCGGTGTCGGCGACCGGCAAAGGTAAAAAAGCCTCTGCGGCCTCTGCGGCCTCTGCGCCCCCCGTAGCAGACATCAACGAATCCACCCTCGTTGAATCAGTAGACTTCCCCTCTTTTGAGAATATGGATACGATTGGTTATGCGGCTGTCCAGCGACCACTAGAGTCGTTGAATATGGTATATCCGCACTCATCTCTCATTGAGTATATCAACAATCCCAATGACGAGTTTGATATTGCGGCGTGTATCGGCAAGGAAGGTTTGCGCCATATTATGTCGTATGAAGAAACCGGTAATCCTCCGATGCGCCTGAATTTTGAATACCGCCCCGAATTCACGCGCGCCTTTAAGTTGCCAAAAGGTGAAACAACCACAAAGGCATCCGCGCGCATCTTCGCCCCCGACAATATTGGGCGATACTCAGCGAAAATAAAGAATATTTGCGACACGGTGCTTACGAGTGAAGGTATTATACTCGCATACAGTCAATATATTGATGGCGGGGTCGTCCCCATCGCACTCGCATTAGAAGAGATTGGTTTTACGCGGTATAGTGCTGCTGGCGGGAATTCGTCCCTTTTCCGCACTAAACCAGTCGCGAGCATTGATGCGATTACGATGCTCCCCCAGCGCCAGCACCAGGCGCAATTTCCGAATCAGCCCTTCCGTCCTGCGCGATATTCCGTGATTACCGGCGACCCCACTATTTCCCCTGATAACCTCTTTGAATTGAAGGCACTCACCAGCGAGAATAACACACACGGTGAAAATGTAAAGGTTGTCATTATTTCCGTCGCGGGCAGTGAAGGTCTAGATTTCAAGAATATTCGGCAGGTCCATATCCTGGAACCGTGGTATAATATGAACCTCCTAGAGCAAATCATTGGACGCGCTATCCGGAATTGTAGCCACAAACGCCTTCCATTTTCGCAACGAAATGTGGAACTGTATTTATACGGGACACAGCTTACGAACCCCGAAATAGAGGCGATTGACCTGTATTTGTATCGTTTATCCGAGTTTAAATCCGTGAAAATAGGCGCAGTATCTCGCGTGCTCCGCACATCCGCAGTAGATTGCCTTCTGAATATTCAGCACAATACGCAAACTGCTGCGCAATTAAACCAGGTGGTCCGGCAAAATCTCTCGTCGCGCAAACAAATAGACTATCAGGTTGGCGCGCGCCCTTATTCCGCGTTGTGTGATTATATGGCGCGGTGTGAATACACATGTACTCCGACATTTTCAAATGGACGGCCGATTCAGGAACAGGAAGAATTGTATGGACTCGGCAGTGACAGCGACAGTGACGACGGCGAC